GACGCCTTGGAGCTTCTGCGAACTCTTTTGCAAAGCGAGCCTTTGCTGCCCTGAGTGCCCGAGTGATGCTGTTGATGTTCCAGCGGTAGCCGTTGGGCCTGCGCCACTTGTACACGTGGTGCGTGATAGCCTCCAGGCTATAGCCATCACTGCGGAGCGACAGCATCTCGAGAACCTGCCGACGTTCCTCTTCGTCGGGCAGGTAGTAGGAGTCCTTGCCCTTGCCGAGCTTCTTCCAGCCGATGGGGGCGTGCTTATTGTGGGGCTTGCCAGCCTTCCGCTTGGCTTGCAGGCTGTCTCGCGTCCGCTCTCGGATGAACTCCAGTTCCAGTTCGGCAAAGGCCGTGAGGATCGTGAACACACACCGGCCGATGGGCGTGCTGGTGTCGAGGCCCATGTCGAGGGAGTTGAACGAGACGTCCTTGGCTTGGAGCAGCCGCATGGTCTGGGCTGCGTCCACGACGGAGCGGAAGGCCCGGTCGAGTTTGGCCCAGACGATCTTGTCGCCGGGCTGGGCGAGTGCCCAGAGCTTGCGGCCCTCCTCGCGTTCGAACATGGGGCTGGAGCCGCTGGTGGCTGAGTCGTAGAGCCAGCCGCCAAAGGTGTAGCCCTCCGGCTGGAGGACTCGCTGCACGTACTCCTCACACTTGGCCCGTTGGTTGGCTTCGGTCAGGGTCTGTCGGCCGGTTGAGGCCCGGCCATAGGCGTAAACGATGGGCATTGGGTGTCTCCTTTCACGTGGGATACCAGTACCAGAACGCAACCATTCCAGCCCACACGGTCGGTGAGATGTACACCGATGCGGTTGGGTCGCTCATGGTTGCCATGGCGAACAGCAGGACGCCGAGCCGGATGGCGTGTGCCGTCCAATCATCGTGCAATCCGAGCATGTCTCGCCAGCGTTCGCGAACCGTGAACCGTCCGATCTTGTAGTTCCACATACGAATCTCCTTAGTGTGATGGGCCTGGGATGTAGAGGGTGCCGTTGACCCATTCGCGGATGCCGACCAGGGCTTCCTTTGCGGACTTCCACTCCGTGCGGTGGGCGTAGGACTCGCCGTACTCGACTGCGACCACGTGGCAGTGGGCCAGCCCGTAGTCCCAGTCGATGCCGAGTGCGTCACGTGACGCCTTGTCGTGCATGCGAATCAGCACGTGCAGCATCCGGCTCGGCTGCTTGCTGGCGGGCGGCGTGCTGACGGTGAGCAGCAGCCCGAGCCATCGGCCGTGAGCGGCATAGACCGACATCACCTTGCGCATTCCCTCTGAACTGCCGCCGAACCGCACGACCGCCGGAAGCCCGGTGCTTAGCCGCAGGTGGAGGGAGCGGTAGAACGCCCGCGCCTTGGCGCGGAACTTCGGGTACTTCTCCCAGTGCGGGTGCGAAACCCACTCCTTGAGCGTGCGGGCATCCTTGAACCTGCTCCAGTCCCATGCGGGCTTGGGTTTTCGCTTTGCCATCTCACGCCTCCTCCCTTGCAATCGGCACGACACGTGCCCACTTGGGTATCGCCGCATGCCAGTGCGAGCCGACCCTGCCGGTGTAGGCCATCACCACTCGGGCGCGTGGCTTCCAGTCGGCAGTCCAGTAAGTCTCGGCATCGGTGACCATCACGATAGAGTCGGGCTTTTCCCGGGCCTCGATCTCCTTGAGCACGGACTGCATGTCCGTGCCGCCGCCGCCGTGCCAGTCGAACAGGCGGGTGGTAGCCACCCACTTGTTGCTCTGCACGGTGGTGTCAGCACAGTAGACCTTTACCCGGGACAGTTTCCGGAGCCCCTGAGCGATGACGGACAGGGCTCGGGCCTGGATGTCCGCTCGCATCATCGAACTGCTGGTGTCCACGACCACGACAGCGTGCGGCTGCACCGTGATGCGGCCGTGCAGCAGGGGCTGGTCGTCCCCTGGCGGCTGCTTGCGGGACCGCCGCCGGTGGGTGAAGTCACGCCCGCCGACCGGCGAGGCCACGCTGGTGCAGACGGCTGAACGCAGTTGGTCGAACGGGTCGGGCTGCGGGTTGAGCCGCTGCTTGATGGCCTGCTTGATTGCCCCAGGCACGGAACCAGGGTTGCTCTGCTCGGCCTGTGCAATGGCTGCGGCAGCATGGGCGGCCGCCATGTCGCAGCCGTAAGCGTCCCATGAGCCGTCGCTCTCTACCTCGTAGGGGCGTGGCTGGCCGTCGGCGCACGAGCCACCCGTGCCCGGCGCACCGGGCTGCGGCGTGTCCTTGCCCTGCCCGTCCGCAGCCGAGCCCTCGTTGCCGCCAGCCGCATCCTCCTCGCCAGGGTCTTGGCTATCGTCGCCGTCTTGCCCGGCCCCATCGGAAGTATCGCTGCCGGATGGAGGCGAAGACCCCGCCCCATCGTCGCCAGAGTCGTCGTCATTGCCGTCCTCTCCTTGGTTGCTGGAACTGCTGCCGTCCTGGTCCTGGCCTCTGAGCTTCTCCGTGATGAGGCGGTAATACTCCTGCATCGAATGGTTGGGCGGGAAGTCCAGGGTGATGCCGAGCTTGGGAACCTTGGCCCCAAGATGCACGACCGCAGGCGGCCTGAGGTGTCGCATCATGGCGAGCGTCTGCTCGATCACCAGATCGGCGGCGATGTTGCAGATGTACCGCTCGGTCTCGGTCATGTGTTCGCCCAGCATCTCGACCGACCGCTTGTGGTGGTCGAAGATGAGGTGCAGCACTTCGTGGGTGATGATGTACGCCGCCTGCCCGACGTCCGCTTTGGCGATGTACTCCGGGCTCCAGTAGAGGGTGCCTTGGGCATCGACCGCAGCGGTGCCGACTCTGGGTTCCTCCTGTTCTCGCAGGGCGTAGATGTACGAGGCGAGGTAGGGCACGTACTCGAAGGTATGTACCCGTGCCTTGCCCAACAGTTGTCGTGGTGTCATGCTGTCCTCCCTTCTGCTTTGTTGATTGCGGATGTCGCCCGCCTCAAAGTCTCGGTTGTGGTTTGCTCAGGATGATCAAACCACTTGCATACCAGCGATAGTTCCTGCGCTGCCTCCTTCAGGGCAGCCAGCAACTCCGGCGCAGCGGCGATGACAAATCGATCCTCCCACCCCCTTGCAGCACGGCTGCTTTGGTAGTGAATGCGGGCTATGTCGCCGTGATCGCTGCCAATGGTGTCGTTACTGACCACCCACGGCCCAGGTGTATGACTCATCACTCCCTCCCTTCTGCTTTGGCGATGGCTGCGTCTGCGATGTTGCAGGCGTGGAACTTGGCAGCGCCATCTCCGTCTGTGTAGTTGCCGAACTGCATTCGCATAATCTTGAGTGCCTCCAGTAAGGCGGGGGCTGCGGCAATGAGCCGCACGTTGGCCGCCACTTCCGGGTTGGAGAGGTCGCGAGTTTTGCACGTAACAGTGGCTATCTCTCGCCACTGTGGGTATGGCCTGTCCGAGATAATCGCGAAACCTCCGGAAGTCCAGGGGCCAGGTGTGTGTGTCATCGTCGTGTCTCCTGTGGGGTGTATCACTGCTGAACCAACGCCATCAACTTCGTCAGCACAGCCTTCGGCGGGCTCCAGCCATCGGGCCGCACGCCGCCATTGCTGACGGGATTCCAGAGCGACTTGAACTGCATGAGGAAGGACTCGATCTCATGCCCGCCGACCTCGATGAACGCAGCGGCAGCGTTGAGCCACCGCTCGGGTGAGGTGTTGTCCCGCAGCCCCTTCACCAGCCCGGTGAGCAGGCAGATGTTGGCGTCGGGCCGGTTCTCGTAGGTGTAGGTCTCGTCACCCTCGAGGATGGACTCTGGATTGATGAGGTCGAGCCGGTGCCAGTACTGCAAGAACGATCCGCCCGCCGCCTCGCCCACGCAGCCGTGTGCCAGGGCTCGGTACATGGGATCCTTCCGCTCGTAACCGGCCGCGTCGGCCGCCGCAAAGCAGCGAACGAGGTACGTCCAAGTGCGGGGATTGGGGAACGCCATCGTCTCGTCGTCGATGGGCAACTTCTCCCGGCAGTCGGGGGCTGAGCGGAGGAACGCCTCCACCACACTGCCGAACTGCGGGAGCATGTCCTCCCAGTGCGACGGCACGACCGGGAACTCGGGGGCCGTCCACTTGCAGCCCGCCCGCAGGCCGGTGAACCAATGCTCGTAGTCCACCTGCCATTCGTAGTGGAAGAACCGGGCCCGCATCGCCGGTGCCAGGGGCACGGCATTGGGGCACAGTTCGGGCGGGTTGCACGACCCGACGATGATCGTGCTGGCTGGCATCACGTAGTCACCGACCCGCCGCTCGGAGATCACCGAGAGCAGGCCAGCCTGCGTGGCAGACGGCACGTTGGTGACCTCATCCACGTGGACGAGAGCCTTGCCGTCCATGGTCTTCTGCACCCACGAGGTGGGCATCATGTTGACGACGCCCGCCTTGTGGTTGGGGATGGGGTAGCCCGAGAAGTCTTCGGGCAGGTGGGTGGCGCCGAGCAGCGGCACGAACGTGCGGCCCAGGGCGGCGGCCAGTGCCTCCCAGGTGGAGGACTTGCCGACGCCGGTGCCGCCACGAACGAGGGTGGGGACGACCTGGGCGGCGAGCAACGCGGGGGCGTTGCCAAGAGTTGAGCGAGCCATGAGAACCTCCGGGTGAAAGAAGGGGGCTGGGGCAACGTGCCGCCAGCCCCGTGAAACCAGACTCCGCAGCGGGAAAACAGGGGCGATTCACACCCAGGTGGTGCGGGCCTCGCGGGTACGAATCCTGTGGCCGTCGAACTCATGACGCCACTTCTCGCCCTCCTCCCCCTGCCACTCGATGAACGATCCGTTGGTGACGAACGGGGCGAGGGCCGTGAGGAAGTACTCTTGGTCGCCGGTCTTGCTGTCATAGGACAGCGAGAGGATGTCCCCTGCCGGGCTTACCTCACAGTCGAAGCCGACCTCCGTCAGGACTGCGACCAGATCCTTGCACTTCTCTGGGTAGTTGGGATCCATCCAACTGAACCACCTCTTGAGGCAGACGCTCGGCCCTCCGTCCGGCGGCGGTCCGTACGATCCGCCGCCCTTGATCGAGTCGTTGCTGTTGAGGTCGCACAGCGCCTTGTACGCAGCCTCCTGCTTGTCCTTCGGTACGAACACGTTGCTGTTGGTGATGCGAACGTAGTATCCCATCGCTTGAAACTCCTTGGGTGGTGTCGGTCAGACAGATGTAGCGAGCAGACGGTTGACGGCAACCGCCGCCTTGGTCTGCTCGATGGCGTCGGTGAGGTCAGTGATCGGCCGCCCGAACAGCGACTCGTACTGCTGCACCTTGGCCAGGAACTTGTTGGCTCGGTCGAGCCGGACGTTGATGCTGCGGTCGGTCATGCCACCGTGCGCCTCGTTGACGTCTTGCATGATGGCTGACAGGCCGATGGTCACCTCGTCTCGCAGCAACTCCATCACGTGAGCCACCGTGTCGGGGTCGGAGCCGATCTCGAACTGCGTGACCGTGAACTTGGGGCCGTCTGTGCCACGCACATGCTTGGCGAACGCACGATACTGCTCCAGGAACCGGCCGTCGAGGAACCACGCCCCGCCATCGTCCTTGAGCGAGACCGCACCCCACGACCGCAGCCCCTTGACCAGCACCTGCGAGATGACAGGGCCGGGTAGGTAGAGCCGCATGAGATCGACCTGTTGGGTGACGGCCTCATGCAGGGCATGCGATTGCACCTCGAAGTTCTCGTCCAGGATGTTGACCCGCCACTGCGTGTCAATGCTGGCAGAGAACAGGAAGCGGTAGTCGTTGCGGGCAGTGCTGGGCACAACACGCACGCACTCAAAGGCATTGGGTTCGTCCAGTTGCCGCACGGTGATGGGCTGCTTGCGCTTCCTGCCATACAGGCGAGTGCCCTCCTCCAGCATGGCCGACCGCAGGGTTGTGGTCACGGCAGGAACGGGCGGCACGAACCGCTCGATGCCAGCCAGTGAGGCCGCATCGTAGACCGCGTGCCGCAGTTGCCTGCGGGTAGAGAGCAGGCAGATACCACCGAGACCGGCACCGATCGTGATGTTGTCGCGAGTCATGTGTGTACTCCTAGTGGGGAATGATGTCCTTGGCCGCACGAATGAACCGGCGTTCCAGCACGACGTACCGTGCTGCAACCTCCGGCTCATCGCAGTCCTCGCTGTCGGCGGCACTCTCAGCGAGGGAGTGGATGATGAGTTCGATCTCGTCTGGCCGCAGCGAGAACTGCACCTTGGGATACGTGGTCTCATCCCGAGCAATAGTGTACATGATTACACCCTTTCAGCAATGGGCTCGAGCGTGCCGTGCCCGCCCTCCCAGTCGGCGGTGGACGGCAAGGCGTGCCCCGTGTAGATGACCACCTCGTTGTCCGGCCCCTCGTCGAACACGGCCTGCGGACAGAGGATGAGAATGCGGTCGATCAGTTCCTTGAGCGTCATGCAAGACTCCTTTCAGAGGTAGGCGCGCCAGTCGAATGACAAAGCACGGGATCCCTTGGGCGATACGATTCCCTTCTTCCATAGCGACCGCACCAGCACGGTCACGTAGCCAGCACTGGCCCAGCCAAAGTGCTCGGCAATCTCACGGTACGAGGGCTGGAAGCCGTTCCGATCTACGGATCGGGCGACCAGACGGAGCAGCCGCTGCTCGGTAGCAGTCGGTGGCTTGCGTTGCTTGGTTTGCACGGCGATTCTCCTTTCAAAACAACCGCCAGCAGTACGACTGCACGTACGCCAGCAGTTCCGCATGCTCACTGATCGGGCATGCCTCGATGGCTTTGATGACGCGGTCGCAAGAGGCACTCAACTGGCTGGCGGCAGCACGGGAGCCGTCCATGCTGCTGTACAACTCCCACTCCGCCACGCCCTGCGGAGCGAGTGGTCGCAGACCTCTGGCCGCACGGTAGATGCGGGTCTGGAAGATACCGTCCGGCTCGGTGTCCATTGCACCGAAGGAACGCAAGTGAGACTGCGTCACTTCGAACTGGCGGATCGCTTCGCGAATGGCGTCAACGTGGGGCGTGGTGGTAGTGGACATGCTC